CCGTAAGACTCACCGTCGATACGGCTGAATCTGAGAGCTATAAAAGGGTTCTTGTCGAGGGCATAGCTTCCCTCACTGTCTGGGACACGCTCGCCTTCAATATCTTGATATACATGCCAGCCGTTCTCGTGGCGACAGACAGCAGTATATAGTTCAACCTCTTGTTCCATATTGCCGTCGCTAGGAACAAGTGCTTTCATTTGTTCTGTAAGAGCTGAGTAAGCAATAGTCTCTTTGGTAGCTATGTGAATCACACGTCCCATTGGGTCGCGCTCAACCACATAACGATCTAAATGGAAGACACGAATACCGCCCTCATCGGGCATGTAGAGAAGAACGTTTCCAGTGATAATTAAGTGCTTCAACGCTTCGTGCAACGCAGAGCGATAGCTTTCACGAGATACCTCGTCCATGACTGCTTCTTCTACTTTCTGTAAAGAAGCCTCAATACTGCTAATAACTTCTTCGGGTGTGCCTTCTTGGCGCATTCCGTAGTTATCAACATTTAGTCTAAATAAAGGAGCGTTGGGCGGGAGTAAGGCCAACAGTAATTTAGAAGCGAGGTTGTTTACCCCTCGTGCCGCAACGCTCGCAAACGGTGTGTCTAATCTAGAGTGCGAACCAAACCCTTCTTCGGGCATAACATACGGCAGTGTGAGCTTTGAGCAGCTGCGCGCACGGTCTATATACTGATAGCGGTTTCCCTCAAGAGAGCTATATATCTGTTTGGCGGTTTTGTGCATAAATTATGAAACGGTTATACCGTATTGATTACTAATGTTAGCTTCGATGGCGAGACGATTGCTCAGACTATAATGTCCACGCCCTGTGTAAATTACTAACTCTGAAATAAACCCATCAAATTGCCCGCTTCCCGTGTGCGCCCCTGCGCCAATATACTGGACGTATGTATTTTCCTGATACGGGACATTAAACACGCTATTAAAATTATCTATAGACGAAGTTCCCAAGTTTACGTTCTTAATATTTACCGAACCACGATCGCCAGAACCTGAGGTATTGTCTATTACACCCGATATGAGTTGAAGCGCGGGAGAAGTAAGAACCCCCATTTGAGGCGGTTCTAAAGCGACGCCCACTCTTTTTCTTATGGAAGTTGTTGATGTAGTATCCGTAATTATTGTAAACCTACCACTATAAAAATCGTCGTGGAATAAACCTCTTCCGTAAGATGTAAAATTATCAAAGATATAACCATCTGCTGAGGGGTCTTCTAGAGTTGGTTCAACCACCGCATAGACACTAAAGTCTTCTCCTGTTATGTCTTCAGATATTGATAACTTACTAGCATTAAAAAGTAACGAAGGCTTACTGTTGCTCGTGAAGAGAACTCCACCATTAACTATCTGAGGAGCACCCCCAATCGAAATAAGACCTCCGCCAGTTATTAAAGCGTCTCGACCTAACCCACTTTGGTCATACCATTTTATTACAAAGGCATTATTATTAGGCGAGGCTAGACCTGATGGGTTTTCTGACGCCCAACTTGTCAACGTGCCGTTGGTTATCTCCTTGGCTGTGAAATCTCTTTGAACGCTGTCGTTTTGGCGGTGCGCACGAATAACCCTGTTGTTGCCACTGCTGGAGTTAAGATCACGTAGGCTATAAGCCGCCGCCGCGCCGCCTACTACTTTACTTAGTAGGGGACGAGACTGACCTACTCGGTCTGAGTCGTGGACGCGTGCTGTTCTGTCGAGCGGAAGTGCGTCTCTTCCAGACCTTGAGATTGTTCTAACCACCGCTTCACGATCACGGTTGACCGTAAGGTTTTTTGACACCCCGCCTTGCGTGCGGATGATAGTTCTACTTGGCATTTCTAGTAAGAAACGTTTGCACCTGTTCCCATACTATTTACAGAAACAGAAGGCCGACGAATTGTAAGTGCGCTAACACCACGTCTACGAGAGCTTTGTCTCCTTTTGAGAGCTTTATTCTCTACCTTTTGAGCTGTTTTTGTGGGAGGAGGAGGAGGTGCGGGTGGAGGTGGGGGATCGGGAATTTTAGGCGATGACATGCACATATCTATAACATTTCACTTTAAGAGGTTTTATCTAATATATTTTCGTTTTGTTCGCTGTATTTGGAACGGAGAAAATTCACGACACTTCGTTGTCCATAATGAAACACCAAAACGTTGTGGTCGGTCTGTGCTATGAAGTCGCGCTGTGGAAAGCACTCTTCGATTGCGTCCAATAACTCTTTGGAAATCAATGGGAAATTGTCGTTTGTCTTCATATAAGATTATAGATCGTTAATTGTTGTGAGTAAGTTATCTTGGTCAATAGATTCTTTTGTCTGCATCAACACGGTAAAGTTATTCCCTCCGTAAGTGCCTAACACATTATAATCAACCCATTCTACGGCCTCTTCTTGAGTCATTCCTTGTTGGCAGAAAAGGGTAATCATAGTGTCGTAGTCGTAGATGAAAAACCCATTATGGTCTGTTCCTATGATAGCTTTATCTAGACCATCAAACCTTATCGCATGCTCATTCATAGATCGTTAAGTGATGCGGGTAGTTTGTCTTGGTTGATCCACTCCTTTGTTTGAATCAAACACATAGCGTTCCAAATAAGAGCACCGCCATGATCCTCAGATTCGTCCCCTTCCATGTATGCCCATAGGTGTCGGTAGATAGCATCTACATACCTAGATACGGGGATGCCTTGCTTCCAGTTATCGCGGCCATATTTCAGTGCGCCTTGTTCAAACCGCAGGGAGGCGCGCCGAAGAGCTTCGGGGGGCATGAGAGAGGGAAGTCCTTTATTGGTCATAGCGTCACGCACGGCTCCTGTATCGAACTCTGAGCGTTCTCCGCTGTCTGGTAATTTAGTCGGCTTATCTGGATTCATAGGTCTAGTTTTAATTGCTTGATATTCAAAGGTCTTGGGTTCCATAGTTTTACTTGCCCGTCTTGGTAATCTGTATATCTCAATATGCGTGCGAGGCGTCCCGTCAACAGCGCATCAAACTCTAGTAGGTCGTGTTCCCTGTAGATGTCTACAACGGTCTGCCACGTAGCCCCTCGTTCTTTCAGAAAGCGTTCAGCCCTCTTCATGCCTATACCTTTAACACCCTCAAAGCCATCAGTAGCATCCCCACTTAGCGTTTGGCAAAGCAGCGCAAAGTCAGCTTCTTCTACAGACGTCACCACAGTTGTATTTTTCAAGTGGTTGTGCCAAGCGCATGGCAACGTAGCAAAGTCTTTATCGCCGCTAACGGCTATGTAGTTAGGGTTGGCTGTGCACTGGATACCAATAATATCATCAGCCTCTAAGTTCCGAGTTAGCAAACAGTTAAATGTCAACCACATCCACCGCTTTAACTCGCCCATTGCAAGAGGCTTTCGTTTACCTTTTCGGTTAGCCTTATACTCTGGAAACAACTGGTGTCTAAAAGTAGACCTATCACTGAAACAAACTACAAAATCTTCAACCTTCAACCTTTTTTGAATATCATAAAGCTGATACTCCACGTCTACTTTGGCCATAGCTAGGTCTGAAGTTAAAGACCATAGATCGCCATCCCAGTTGACTTCATCTTCGCTGGAGAAAGCAGCTCTATATAGAACCATGTCGCCGTCTATAAATGCTTTTTGATAATCAGACATGGTAGTGATTTAGTAATGGTGTGCATGGGTATAAGGCTGCATTGATCCTGTTTGTTTGGTCGCTGGTATCGCATGAGGTGAGCGTTGGCGGGACTGCTAACAAACTCATCACAAACAATTTCCTCACAAAGATTGGCAAGGTTGCTGCGCGGCACAACAACGAAATCTCTTTGTCGTTCAAACGCAATATGCGTAGCTTCCCCGTATAGCCACCCTTTCTTTCCAGAGTTACCAACAAACTCAATCCATACATACTCGTCCTGCTTGTCTCCTCCCCTATGTATCCGCTTTCGGCTTTTAACATCGACTCTGATTTTGACGTCCACAAAGAAGTCAATGTGTCTAATTTGATCCGTGAAGCCTGTAGCTTGATTTGGTAAACCAAACGACTCCAGGGTCTTAGAAAATTGTTTCTCTGATGATGCGCCCATATCGGCGCAAGAACCGTCTCTATCATTTTTGTTTCGATACATGTCTCATGGGTTAAAATTTACAAACTGTTGAGTTGACCAAGCTTGTGTTCAACACGTTCCCAATACTCAACAGTTGAGGGTTTCTGGTATCCCCGTGCGCCTCCATTCCAGATGCGAGCTGCATCCTCAAGAGTCGCTGGTCTACCTATACGATCCTCGGTGCACCAGTGGCCTATGTAGATACGCATCATTTCTATAGATTTAACTACATCAAATGCGTCTTCGTGGACATATCGATCCTCATTGATGATTCGGTTCACGTCTTCGACGCAAATTTTATGAATCTGTAAGCAACCGTGAGCTTGCCCACCATCGCCCGTCACATCTTCTCTTGCAGAGCTTTCTACAAGGATCATGGCTAGTATTAGTTTCAAAGGTATTTTCATCAGTGTGTGTCCTTCCAGTTATTTCCTACTTTGTATTCGCCGTCCAAGGGACAACGTATGCCGAGAGTTCTGCCAGCCTCTTTTATTGAGTCGCAGAACAAACTGCCGAGAGTATCGGCATGTTCGAGAGCGCAGCTAAATTGAACCTCGTCGTGAATATTTCCGTGCATTTGATAAGGCAGCGTCGCTGACTGAACGAACTCAACGAGTGCTTGTTTCATAATGATTGCGCCGCAAGATTGCAGTAGAAGGTTCAAAGCTGAATGTTCTGATCTACAGATCAAGCGTCGGCCATCTATGCCACGTAGCATGTTTGACATCTTGACCTTCTTTGAAACAGCAGAAGTAAGGTGTCTGAACGCGGGCATAGTAGCCATAAAACGCTCTTTGAGACGCCGCCCATCAGCAGATGTTCCATTGATTATCTGACCGATCTTGGCATCGCCCGCCCCGTAACAAAGAGCGTAGATATACGTCTTGGCTTGGTCTCTTGTCTCTAAGCCAGCGGCTTGCTGGTTAACCGTATGAATGTCACCGTCAAGTATCTTTGAAGAGTATTCACCCCCGTCCCACTCATGCAAG